CACCTTGTAAATCAAAACTAGCAGCAAGTTCAAATTCAATAATATCTCTATTTTCTGTTGATTTTCTATCAATAAAATAAACCTCATTAGGAAATGTAGCTGTAGGATCAGGTGTCCCATGAGGATTATCACTGGATTCCTGACTCACAAGACTGTCATTCTCCTGTAGTAACTCACTATCATCCTCTAATAAAATATCTCCAATATCAAAGTTAATATGATCTATATATCTTTCTAATGTTCTAATTCTTGTGACTTTTGCTCCTTCTAATCCTTGAGGTAAGGTCAAAAGTATTGTTGTAAGAGTTCCTAAAATATTAGAGATTCTTAATTTTGGTCTAGGAAGTTGCTTGCCATTAAACTCAAACCCAGTAGCTTCTATTGGCATCCTTGTATATTCAACACTATCAAATATAAGATTGCCGTTATTATTTTCACTTACACCATTATGAAAATAGTATGTTGTATTAGCACCATGAATTGTGGTGTCTAGTTGTAGTTGAAATAATTCAACAATATTACTAGGATTTATCTTCTGTAGCTCTGATACAGGAGTAGCCATTAGGGTTCAAAAACTTGTTGAAATGTCATAGATAAACTAGCTCTATTAAGAAAAGGTATTCTTTTTGTCCAACTTAAACATATCCATTTATAAGAAGTAGAACTTCCAGGAGGTGTCCAATCAAAAGAAGCACCATCATCTGCTCTAGCTTCAAGAAATGTTTCTATAGTGTCTGAATCTGTTTTTGAAACATCAAAAGTTAAAGCCCAAACATAAGGTTTTATATTTAAACCAAATTTAATTCGATGCTGATAGCCATCGTTAAACTCTGTCGTGCGTATATTAGGACTAGTTGTTTTCTGTGCTTGATAACTCGGTTTGACAGAGGGGAAGGTAGCCATTATGTTAATAATCCTCCAGGTCTTTTCTGTTTAATTAATTCTGATTGTATCGCTGCAGACAGCATTTGTCCTAACTCACGACTTCTTTCGTTATCTCCTTCAACAGAAGAACCAGAAGCATCTACATTAACAACAACACTTGTAGATCCTCCACCTAATTCATGATTTGGTGTAACCCTACCTGTAACTCCTGGAGTAAATAATTCTGGTCCACGTTCTCCAACAATATAAGATTTATTAGGTTTTGTAACACCACCATCTGCAAAGAAACCACCAATTCCAGGGACTGCTTTAAGTAAAGAAGTTGCACCAAAATCTATTAACTGTCTACGAATAGATCCAAATACACTACTTGCTACTTCTCCTAGTGTCATTGTTCCTGTTATTGCACTATCTATAGCATCAACAAGACCTGTTTGAACTGTGTCTGCAATACCTTCATATAAAGCAAGCGTTCTTTCCAATGAATCTTGTAATTTAAGATCAATTTCAAGCTGTTTTAACATCTCAGGAGTTAAATCTTCTACTGCAATACCTATTTCGTCAGCAATACGTTTTTTCTCTTCTTCAATTTCTGCACCTAATCTACCTAAATTAATTTGATTTTGTAAATTAAGATTTTGGTCTTTTATTGACTTTGTGGCTTGATCAAACTGTTGATTTCTTAATTCAGCCATTTCAAGAAGTTTTCCTTCTTCAATTAATTGGTTTTCTAAACGAGATATTTGAGCTTTAATTTGATTTCTTCTTGCCCGATTTTGTTTTGTAGGATCAATCCCTGCTAATTCCTGTCTTAAAGCATTTAATTTATCAACATTTATCCCACCTTGACTTTCAGCTAGTGCAAGTAATTCTGAATTTCGTAGCTGAGTTGCACCTGTAAACCCATTAGCCATGTCAGCTAAAGCCTTAAAGAACGGAGCTAACGCTGCTTGGATTTTTGTCATTGTTGACTTAAAAGAGTTACCAAGAAGTTGACTTGATTCTGCAAATTCTTTAAGATTTTTTACACCATCTTCACCAATCACCTGATTCATCTTTTCTGTAGCTGCTGCTAATGCAACATGTGTACCTTCGGTTTGTTCAAGTATTTTTAATCTTTCAGCTTCTACTGTTCCAGCTATTCCTAATGAAATTGTAAGTTGATCAATATTTGGATTTAATATATCAAAGGCATTTGCTAATGTATTAATGTTTGTTACTAAGGTTTGAATTTGTTGGAGAACAGCAGTGGCAACAAGACCTCCTGCAAAACCTCCCATTTTGCCACCCATTTTAGTTCCTGCAAAACCACCAGCAAAACCAGCAGCACCTCCAAGTAGCCCTTGTCCAAATAACAATGGAAACGCTCCAGAAATCAATCCACTTGTTAAAGCTGCCTTGTTTCCTTTAGGGTTTGCTCCACCAAAGGCACCTCCTCCCATTCGACTTGCTAGATCCCTGTTATTTTTTCGTGCTTTTGTATTTTCCATTATTGCTGCTGTTTCAAGGTCTATATTTTTAATTTGCTTTGCTGCTGCTGTTGCTGCTGCTTTTTGTGCTTTTGTTCCAAGAGTTAAATTATTAGCATATTCTTGTAATGCGTCTGCTGCTGCCATTTGCTGATTAGCAGTTTTACCAAAAGCTCCTGTGGATTTGTTTACAGTCTTAACAAGGGATTCCATGTCTTGTCTGTATTCTTTTATTGTTTTACGAGCACCTTTCCCTCCTGCACCCCCTGTATTTCGAGGGTTCATTATGTCTATTCCTCGAATATTATCTATACTTTTTGTTATTTCTTTTACTTTCGCATTTAATCTATCAAGACCTGACTGCCCTTTTACTCTTAAATTTATATTTACACCGTAATCGGCCACAGTAAAAACAAAACTTTATTTTAGTGTACCGCTTTTAGCGTTTTCTTGCTCGTGATTTATCTTTTGCATTTTGTATCGCTTGCTCTTCATATTCTCGTTTCAATTCATAATATGCTAACCAGTTTGTATATTCCTCTTTAGTTAATTTACTCGTAAGCTCTTGTACTGTCATTCCTAGTTCTGTTGCTAGGAAAAACATAAAGAACCAATCATTTCTAGCTTTTTAAAGTTGCTTTCGCTTCCTCCACTTTATATTCAGAACCAGAATTTAACATTGCAAGTTGAATATCTTGTAAAATTCCTGCATTTACTTCTCTTCGTAAAGATGCTTTATGACCATCCTGAAATAAACGATTACCTTCTTTATCTAATGCTTTTGTAATCATTAGATTTAATGCAAAATCATCATTAGTCCCTGCTTCTCCAGACTTTGCAACGATTGATTCTCTTTCTGCAATAGTTAAAGGATTCCAGTAGATCTCTAAAACTGTCACATCTCCTTCTTTTAATTCATACAAGTATTTTTGTTGAACACCAAATTTGTTCCTGAGAAGTTCTATTGCTTCCATAAATTTATTAGATTGCTATTCTATTATACTAAGCGTTTGCTGTAAATTGGCAAGATATTATTCCAATGAAATGACTTCTATCCTCTATTTCCAAAGGGGTTGGGCCATTTATATCTAATACTCTAGGTTTACAACTAAAAGTATCCGTATAATTAGAAGCATTTACAGAAGTTAATCCATCAATAACAGCCTCAGAAATAGACGATAAAACAGAAGTACCCTTGCTTTTTGGAACGTAAATATTGCATTGAATAACACCAGCATAATAATCTGAAGCTGCTCCCTGATTTTGCAAGGTCGATTGTGTAAAGTTTACGCTCATTAAAATATACTTTTTAGTTTTTCCAGGTGTAGTGTAATGAACATTGTCATAAACCATTTGAACAGTATTATCTGCTGCTGCAACTGCATCTGTTACTGCTTTTTCAAATGCTGCTCTAGTGTTTACTAAGGTCATGCTTCAAATCCTGTAAATGTAGTACCTGAGTATTTCTCTGATACTGCTCCTCCTATAAATAGCTTACCTTTATCTGACATATTTTCTCTTATTAATTTACCTAATTGACCTTGAACAAAATCTTGAATCTCTCCACTTTCTAAAACATATTGAGAATAATTAGCTTTGTTGCCAACAAAAACTGACTTTCTATAGCTAAATATTCTTTCACCTTGTCCTACTGGAAATCTTGGCTGAACTATACCTTCTGGTTTTTCACTCTTTCCTGTCAACTTAAATCCTTCAAAAACTTCCTGTTTTATTGATGCCCAGGGTTGGTAATCCATTATGTCATGTGTAGCTTGAACAGGAGTATTCGATGCTTTCCAGCTAGAGGCAAAAAAGCCTGTCCATACTGGCATATTTTGTTCACTTGATAACTCATTATGAACATCTTTTATAAGATTATTAAAATCTCTACTAATTTTTTTATCTAAATCTTTTGGTAAATCTCTTAAACGTCTTATTGCCATTAAAACCGTACCAAAACAGTAAATAGATAAACTTGTCCGCCCTTTTTAGTATCTATATCAACTATCTGTGCCACTCTATTTGAACCAGCATAACTTAATGTAATCTCATCATCCATATCAACTTGATTATCTCCTATTTGATCTGGTGTTATATATAGTCTTGCTTGTCTCATCTCCTGACCAGTTTCTTCTTCTGACCTAATAAATGATATTGGAACGTCTATGCTGTAAGTAGTATCAGTTGTAGTCAAAGCACCAGTAGAAGTATTGTAACTAGCAGAGGCTTTCTTTGTATAAGTAATACTGTGATCTAAAGAAGTACCAAGTTGTGATACTACACTTTTTGCGACATCTTTAAATAGTGAATCTAGTTGACCTGCCATTATCCTCTAACTACCCTCATTTGAAAACTACCTGCTCCACCTAGCATATATGCTCCAAGATAACTTTGTAACCACGGGTAAACATCTAAAATGTTATTAACAGAACCAGTTCCCTGACTATCAGTATTATATTTAACTTGCAAATCTCCTAACTTAACTTCAGAGAAATTACCATCTTTACCTGTAGTACCAGTAATAGCATCTGTATCATTTGCTAAAGCTCTAGCTAATTCGTATTGTGCATATTTAATGCCATTGGGAATTTTAGAACAAGCTAATTCAACCCCATCTACCTGATAATTATTTCTTGGAAATTTTAATGCTTGATCTTCATCGCATCTTTCACCATAAAAAACTAATGTTTCAATCCATCTAGTAGCTGATATAAGTGCTCTTTTTTTCTGATCATCTGTTTTGTTTGTCCAAGTCGAAGCGTCTGGGGAGGTATCGAAGTAATCATTAGCTTCAGACAAAGTGACATA